AGAACTAGTACTACAGTTTGGTCAGACAACCCTGCTCTATGCTTAAGGGATTATCTTACAAGCAAGTATGGTTTAGCAGAAGATGAATACAACATAGATGACACGTTAGTCTCTAGTGCGGCTAATGTATGTGACCAAACTAACACTCTTGCTAGTACAACTAGATATACTTGTAATGGTGCTTTTACTACTGCATCTACACCTTATGATATGTTAAGTGAACTACTTAAGTCTATGGGTGGTTCTATGTGGTATGCTCAAGGTAAGTGGCGTATGAAACCTGCTTATTGGACTGCACCAGTAATGGACTTAAGTGAAGACGACCTTCGTTCTAGCATTAGTGTTGGTACTAGACATTCTCGTAGAGATAACTTTAATGTTATCAAAGGTACTTTTAGAGGTGAGGAAAGTAACTGGCAAACTACAGATTACCCACAAGTAACTAACTCAGCTTTTCTCTCTGCTGATAACAACCAAGAATCTGTAGCTGATGTAGACCTATCATTTACTGACAACTCTATAGAAGCTAGAAGACTTGCTCTAATTTCCTTGGAGCGTAATAGACAACAGCTTACAGTTAATGGTAGCTTTGGTCTTAAGACTTTAGAGCTACAAGTTGGAGACAACATAAGACTTACTAACTCTAGGTTTGGTTGGACTAACAAAGAGTTTGAAGTTGTACAATGGTCGTTTGGACTTACAGATGGTCTAGACTTACAAACACAAATGACTTTACGTGAGACTGCTGAAACTGTATTTGATGAAGTATCTGATGGTGTCGTATACGAGAGAGATAATACAACACTACTATCCCCATTCGTAGTACCATCTGTAGGTCTTTCTGCAAATGTAGTAGCTAAGGTCTTTGCTGAGAAGTTAGTAAATGAATTAACCTTAACAGTTACTTCAGCGGCATCTGAACGTGTTGATAAGGTACAAGTTCAATATAAAGATGCAAGTGAAACTGAGTACAAGAATATCTCAGATGGTCCTTTAGGTAAGTTTACTATCATTGACTTAGAAAAGTCTTTCTATGATGCTAGAGCTAGAGCTGTTAATACCTTTGGTAATATAGGTGAGTGGGAATACTTATTTAATATAGAAGTTGATGCTTTATCAGCTCCACCAGCAGACATAACTAACTTTGGACATGAGTTGTCTGGAGGAACATTATTCTTAGACTGGACAGCCGTACCAGATTTAGACTTATCTTACTATCAAGTTAAGCATAGTCCACTTACTGTAGGTGTTACTTGGGGGGATGGTAGTATTGTTTTAAGTAAAGTAGCAAGGCCAGCTACTAACGCAAGTTTACCTGCTAGGTCAGGTACATTCTTAATTAAAGCCTTCGATAAAAATCTTAATGAGAGTGTCAATGCTACAAGTTTAGTTGTGTTGCCTACTGAATTACCACCACTAGGTACTTCTCAAACTCTTACTGAAGATCCTACATTTGGAGGAACTAAGACTAACTGTATTGTTGTCTCAAATCAACTTGAGATTGACAACACAAGTGCTTCTTCTCCTACAGCTACTTATCTCATGCAAGGACAAGCTAACTACATAGACACTGGTTCAGCTAGAAACGCTAGAGCTACTGGAGATGTTGTGTTTGAAAGATTGTACGATAATGGTACGTTATTGTGGGATGCTATACCACAGTTATTTGATACGTGGCCTGATAACTTTGATAATTGGACAGACGAGAATGCCGCATTTGGTGATGTGAATGTGTTAGTCTATGTAAGAGCTACACCCGACGATCCATCTGGATCTCCTACTTGGGGAGCTTGGTCTTTAGCCAACGGTGCTACTGTTGTTGGAAGAGCTTTTGAATTTAAAGCTGAACTAGACAGTACAAATACTTATTTTACACCAAGTGTAATTTCCCTAGATGGAAGGATTGAATACTAATGAGTCAACATGATTTAAATATAGCTAATCAGACAGCCCCAAATACGAGGTCTGATATAAATAATGCCTTACAGGCTTTAGGTAGTAACAATAGTGGTGCTTCTGCACCTTCTACTACTTATGCTAACATGCATTGGTATGATACTTCTAATAATATATTAAAGCAAAGATCTGAAGCTGATGATGCTTGGATTAATATAGCTTACTTCGATCAATCTAATAATTTACTTAAGGTAATTGATGGTACATATTTAGCTAACACTTCTGGAACTAATATAGCTAGATTAACTACTACTTCCCAAAGTGCTTGGAATACAGGTACTGGTACTGAAGCTACGTTAATATCTCCTTCACAACTACAATCTAAAATAGATGCACAGGGTGGACAAAATAAACCTAGTTGGTTAGCTACAGATTCAGTGTCTACTTATTCAGCTACAGGTCTAAGTGCTTACAACACTTGGGTTAAAACCCCTATAACTAATACTGTAATATCAAACTTATCTGGGGCGGCAACAGATACAACAAACTGGGAAATAGATTTACCTGCTGGAGATTACTATGCTGAATGGACATTACCTATAGCAAGAGTTGCTTCAGATACAGCAGATAAAGTAGGTATAAGATTTAGAAATGTTACAGACAATGTAAGTATAGGAGCAAGTCAACAAATGAAAATAGGTGACTGGCAGAATTTAAACTTTCATGGTTGTGGTGCATTTACGATAGCTGGAACTAAATCCTTTCAGTTACAGGCTTGGTCAAATGAAGGTGTTACAATTAGATACGGGAATGTTATATCAGGGGAATTAGCTACCTTTTCCATAATTAAAATATGGAAGTTATAATATGTCAGAACATAACCCTGTAACAGATTGGCACTTATCTAAGACTGTACCTATTGGTTTAATAGTAGGTCTGATAACACAAGGTGCGGCTATCGTATGGACTGTATCTATGATGATGTCAGACATAGAAAATAACAGAGAAGACCTTATAGAACTGCAAGCTAGAATACAAGCTACAGAAAGGTCTACTCAACAACAAGCTATATCTATGGCTCGTATAGATGAGAATATAAAAGCTATAAGAGATACCATAGAACGGATGGCGAGAGAAAGAAATCCATGAAACCCTTACTTATACTACTTACCCTACTAATTGGTAGTACTGTGTATGCTGACGATACGATTTACACCGACAGTAATAGTACAATAACTTCTGATGGATCTATGGATACTACAATTAATAGTCCACCACCTTCAGCTATATCACCACAGATAAGTGCAAGTAACTCTGACTTATGTACTGTAGGCGTAGCTGGTGCTGTGCAAACACAAATACTAGGTATTTCTGCTGGTCGTACTGTTAGAGATATGAACTGCGAAAAATTAAAGAACGCTAAGACTATGTACGATATGGGTATGAAGGTTGCCGCTGTATCTGTAATGTGCCAAGACGAAAGAGTGTTTGAAGCTATGCTCAATGCTGGAACTCCCTGTCCCAAGGATGGATTAGTAGGAGATAAAGCTAGACTAGCATGGGAAATGGAAGCAGTTGAAGAAGCAATAGAGCGTGACCAGAACAACGTAATCGAGAGGATGTTCGATGAAAATGGTGAGACAAAGATTGGCTTGGGTGTTATTTTTAGTAGCCTTGCCTTCTTATTGTTACTCTGACCCTTATACTTATGGAGCAACAGGTAATGCGGCTAGTACTTCTTTAGGTTGGGGTATGGATAGTATCTTACCTAGCATTGCTGGTGTAGATATAAACGGTCTAATGTATAGATATACAACCGTTAAAGATCCAGATGCTGATATGAAAGTACACGTTAGTAATCTTAATGCTAATGGGGATGGTTATATCTTTAGAGAAACAGATGATTGGTCGGGGGTAGCTGGTAATACCATTGTAAAGTCGTTTCCAGTTTCAAACATTCCAGCTTCAAATTGGGGTACGGGTTCGATTGAAGTGGAAGGAGAAGGCAGAGTGGAAGATGCAGTTGTTATATACTCCTACAGGGTAGACAGGTGCTATGATCCACAGTCTGATCCATCATGTGCTGGTTATGTAAAACCTATGCCAGAGCTACCAGAAGTTGTAGTATATGACGCACTAGAAGATGATGCAGTTACAGATACACTAGAAGCTGAAGAGTTTCAGTATGACGAAGATGGTAAAGTTATAGTTGACGAAGAAGAGGAGGAGGAAGACACACGTATAGAGATGGGTCTAACTGCTTCTGCTAATGCTTTAACTATATTTAAGGCTCAAGGTCAAGACGACATAATAATGGCTATCAACCAACAAACTAATATCGCTATGTACTACAACGCTGAGATAAATGGCGGTACATTAAATGATGCGGCTGGACTACAAGATGGTACAATACCTGACAACAAGAAAGCCCTAAGAAATAATTTAGCACAACAGATACTGCACGAACAGATGGTCGATATGCAGTATAATAAATGAGGTTTAATATGAAGTATCTAGTAACAGCACTCTCACTATTCGCTTTACCTGCATTAGCAAACACACCTATAACAGGTAACGTAGAAGCTAAGTGCGTAATACAAACAACTAAAGATGGGGTCTATGGAAACCCTATAGCTAGTAAGTTAAGCACTACACCTGCTGATGGTGGTGTTCTACCTGTCATTAGGTTTGATGTATCTATAGCAGACAGCTACACAGCTAACATAACTCACCCTACATCTTTTAGTTCTTCTCCTACACTTACAGATACAGTTGCTTGGACAGGCAGTACGAGTGTAACACAGACATCTGACGCTGGTATGTCAGGTTATGAAGCCGCTAAAGTATTAGTAGACAACACAACAATATTTGATTTAACACTTGCAGGTTCAACATGGTTCTCTACAGCTTCTAGTGCTACTTACGGAGCATCTAAACCTTTCGCTGGAGGGGTCTATACTGCGCTAGTAGAGGCCAGCTGTGTTGCTAAGTAGGCTTGTAGTACTCTTTTTACTACTCTCATTTTCCACTTCAGCCCATGAAATGACACCAGCTTATCCTGAAGTTAAACCTTCTCATGTAGCTGGTGTAGTTAAAGTGGAGATGTCTCTGTTTAACTCTAGGGAAGAGATAGAATGGTATCAGATAGAGTTGTTTGATTTAAATTGGACGAACATACCTTTTGCATCCTCATACCGAATTATAAACATAGGATACAAAGAGAGAAAGTCTTTTGATGTATATATACGTAAAGCAGATATGGATGAAGCTGTATACTTATGTACTACGTCAAAAGTAAGAAAGACTAGCGAGTCTAGAACTCTTATTTCCTCTAAGATATGTTCAAGATTAGATGGTGAACCCGAATGAGATTATTATTTACCCTTTGTTTTGTAGCTAGTTCTGCTGTAGCAGATAGTAGTTCCCTTTCATTAGCATTACCTAACCCACCTATGAACTATCAGTCGGATTCATTTTCCACTGGTAGTATGAGGTGTAGTAATGCTGTTGGTGGGGGTGTAAATCTTGAGTACGGTGTAACAGGTGTACTGTCAGGTTTAGATACAAATAGTAGGGGTAAAGATATTGGCGTGTACGCTAGAATTGTTATACCTTTAGATAAACCAAAGGCTCGTATAAACTGTGACGACCTATATCAAATAGAATTAGCTCAACGTAGATTAGAGATACAGAAGCTACGAGATGAACTAGAGCAACTAAAGAACCTACAGAGTGCTGGCGGTGAGATGGAGTTTGAGAACTAATGGATACTACCAAGATAGCAGATAACATTGATGGTTTAGCAGACCGTGAGTTTAAGACAGGTGGCATGAAAGTATCGTTTGGATCTATCATGGCTATACTTGCTTTCCTATCTACTATTGTAGGTGGTTTATACGGTGGTTTTGTGTTGTATCAAAAGATAGAAGCAGTCACTGGACTTGACCTAGAAGAATACCAATTACAGATGAACATTATGGATGCTAAGGTGACAGGTATATCTGAGAAGGTAGAAGAGTCAGTTGAGTATAGTCGTGATATTAAGAACGGATTAAGAGCCGACATTCTTGGTATTGAAAAACAAACTGATAGAGTAGAAGACATGGTACGTGAGTCAGAAGACAAAGTACGTAAGATGATTGATGATGCTGAGGTACGATTTGAGAACCAAAGAGAACGTGTCAGAGTATCACAAAGTGGCTCGATGAAAGAACTCGAAGATAAACTTATGGATAAACTACAAAGGGCATTAGATAACCCCCTTGCTGACTAGGAGATTAGAATGAGTGAGTTTGAAAAAGCAGATAAGGATGGCAACGGTTCAGTAGATAAATCTGAGTGGGATGCTTTACTATTAGACGACAAAAGAATGCAAATAGAAGATGAGAACTCTAAGAGAGATCAACAGCGTAAGATGGTCTGGTTCTCCTTAGCAGGGTTACTACTTTATCCTGTTATGATTATTATATGTAACTTACTAGGACAAGAAGTTGCGGCTAACAACCTAACTGCTATTGCTCCTACATACTGTATAGCAGTTGTTGGTATCGTTACAGCCTTCTTTGGTTTTACTAATATTAAGAAGAAGGATGACTACTAATGTTAGGACTAAACTTAATAGGTCAGGTAGCTAATTTAGCTGGTACTATGATCGAAGGTAAGACTGCTGTAAAGAAAGCAGAAGCTGAAACTAAGATGAAGATAGCTACAGGTGAAATAGACTGGGACATAGCCGCTATGAAGGCTACAGAGAATAGCTGGAAAGATGAGTGGATTACACTTTTGTTCAGTATTCCCCTTATATTGGCGTTCTGTGGGGACTGGGGTAATCAGATAGTACAAGCAGGTTTTACTGCATTAGAGATTATGCCTGACTGGTATCAGTATTCCCTTGGTGGTATTGTAAGTGCTAGTATTGGTATGCGTGGTGTAAGTAAATACTTTGGAAAGAAATAAGCATGAAGAACAACTTTGATAAATGCCTACATATGTTACTTGAACACGAAGGTGGTTATGTAAATAACAAACACGATAAAGGTGGTATGACTAACTTAGGTGTCACTAAGAGAGTGTACGACAAATGGATTGGTAGAGAGTCTACTGAACAAGAAATGAGAGACTTAACTCCAGATGATGTAGCTCCTATCTACAAGAAGAACTACTGGAATCGAGTTAAAGGCGATTCGCTTCCATCGGGCTTAGACTGGGCTTGTTTCGATTGGGCTGTGAATTCGGGCAGTGGTAGACCTGCTAAAGCTGTACAACGTGCTGTAGGTGCTACTCAAGACGGAGCTATAGGTAATCAGACCCTTGGACTAATAGCTGAGAAAGATCCTAAGTTTATCATAGACTACGTCTACACAGTAAGGCAAGCGTTCTATGAGAGCCTAGATGACTACAAACATTTTGGTAGAGGGTGGAGTAGAAGAAACACTGAGACACTCCATCAAGCTATGAAAATGGTAGAAGAGTAAACAAAAGAAAAGCCGTAGGTATCCACTCAAGGACTCCTACGGCTTTTTTGATTCTATACTTGTGGTGTGAGCCTATTAATTCTCTCTCAGGTAGGCTACCCTACGGAAAGCTCTAACCCCTGTCACACCACGCTTAATTTCCCTCTCAGGGGCTATTTAACACCTACTGCATCCATCGTAATTGCAAGACCTTCGAATAAAGTTTTTATATCTTGATTTAGCTTAGATATGATCCACACTAAGTAAACAGAGAGAGCTAGATTACCTAGTAATATTCCTTCGTTTATTGTCATTTATGTTTCTCCGCTAATGCTTCATTCATACGCTTAAGATACCATTCAGCTTTCTTCATATCCTCTACAGGATTAGCTTTGTACCTATACCTATGTTGATACTTAATCATGTTCCCATGACAGTAGGCTATAAAACCATCAGTACCTAAGACTTGTCTAATATAATCAATACATTCTATACCTTCTTGGTTGTAGTGAGCAGGTTTGTTAACTGGGTCGAAGCCCATCTCTTGTTGTTGTTTCTGATCTAAATTCCACTTAGCCATTTTTACTTAAGTATTCCCTTAGTTCTGTATAGCCCCCAAGGTGAGTGCCATCTGGTTTAAATATTTGAGGTACTGTAGTATAGCCTGATTTACGCATTAAAGTCAATAACCATTTACTACTTGGAGACTGTACATTGTATGTTGTTACCTGACTACCTGCAACACCCCTTAGTAATTGTAAAGAGGCATCACAGAAGTTACATTGGTTTCTAGTTATTACTATCCACATTAAACGAGATCTACAATCTCACAGCTATCTCCAGAACAAGCTAATGTCTGGCTACCAGCAGTGTTATCTTCTTGTTCATACTCTGACAATTTAGTCCAGTCAATAGTTTTAGGCATCTGATCTAAAAGTATATGATAGTCAGTAGGTAAGCAGTCTTGATAAGGTGCTTGTTGATACGTATGTTCATTGAATGGTAAGAACGACACACCTGACATTTCATCGAAGTGTTTGTATACGAATGCTCCTACTTCAAACCATTCATCCTTCTTAACATTAATAGTCACACTAGGCTTATGCTCACACCAACTACGCTGATAGGCTAACCACATCTCTAACTGATCTATGGCAGACATATCAGAAGTAACTACTGCATTGTCTGGAGCTTTCATAGGGAAGCTAAACACAGTAGTCTGGTCAGGCTTCATTACATCAGGCTCATTAGGTATACCTTGATCCATCATAAACTTTGTTAACGGGTCTTTGTTGTCTCCGCGTACAGTGCGAATATAATAGGCTGAGTGACGAGCGTGAATCCCACTGCTACTGTTAACCAGTTGGCTGACAGTACCGCTTGGTTTAACACAGCTGATAGCAGTACTGACAGGGATATCAAGGCGTTTAGCCCAAGTAGCATTAGTATCGACAGCGATCTGTTTGAGATGTCCAAGAGTATTCTCCAATCCTTTGTTTTTAATTGTCATTATAGGATTGTCCATAATACCAGTCATAGACACACCCAGTAGTCTTTCTTCTTCAGTATTCTTTTGCCATATCTTACGTAAGTATGGGAACTTAGTAAAAGAAGATTGTATAGTACCTAGTATTGTAGCTACTCTAACCTTACGTTCTAAGTCTTCTACTGTATCTGTAGCACGTACTACACACTCTGTTAAGTTGCAGAATTGTGCTGGCCTCAAAATTATCTCACTGCAAGGATTCGTCCCGAACTCAAAGCTAGGATCTCGTCTACCATTCTTAGCCGCTTGCTTCTTAGATGCTTCACGATTAAAGATACCACGTTCACCACTCCCACTTTCCACTAGAGCCATCCACTCACGCATGAAAGATAAACTGTCAGGCTTCTCAGTATACGACACAGAGTTGTTAGCTAATGCTCGTTGTGGATCGTTATCCCACCATGAACCTGACTTAGCATGTCTCATACGATCATCTGACAGGTTACTCAGGGAGATCATAGCAGACCTACGTACACCACCTACAACGACTACCTCACCAATCTTACACATAATGTCATGGCATTCTAGAGATGATAGTCTACGTCCCTTAGCTTCTGTAAATACTTTAGTAACAAAGTTAAATAGATCTATAAGAGGTGCTGGTCCTGATGCTCTACCACCAAAGGTCTTTAGCTTCGCACCTGCTGGTCTAACTCTAGATACATCCCACTTAGGTATCTCACCACTATACAACAATGCTATGAGTTGTCTTAGAGACTTAGCCCAACCTTCTTTACTATCTTTTACTATGATTGTAGTATCACTGTTAAACATACTGTCAGGTACTTCTGGTAGCTTCTGTATAGACTGTCTCTCAACAGAGAACCCTACACCTGTACCGCACAACAAGATAAACATAGCTTCGTCAAATGCTTTTATGTCGTCTACAGCTAAGTAAGAGCAATTATAACCTGCTGTATTGTCACGAGCCATAGCTGGACCAGCAGTCATCAATGCCCTCATACTAGGCATCACTTCTAGATTTAGTATAGCTTCTTCTATCTCTGCTATCTGCTTAGGGTGATCTCCTAAAGCTGGCTTAACTAAGTTGTCCATATACCTAGTTACTGTCTCACCCCCACACCCTCTTCTCCCCTCCGCTTCTAACCAACGAGCATAACGTGACTTGTGTATGAATGATTGGTAGTCTGTTGGTAAGTAGTTGTCACTCATTTCTTGCCGCCTCTTTCTTGTCTATCTTCTTTAAACCATATCAT